TTGACGCAGACCCCTATTTGCTTAATTGCCAGAATGGCGTACTTGATCTGCGTACCGGCAAGATAATTGCCCATCAGCCGGAGTTGTTGTTAACGAAAATCTGCAATACGAATTATCTGCCTAAAGCTCAATGTCCTGAATGGCTGAAATTTTTAGACACGATTTTTAAAGGCAATCAGGAGCTGATTGATTTTATCCAGAAGGCTGTGGGTTACGGCCTTACAGGAGATGTGTCACAGCAGGTGTTTTTTATCCTGCATGGCGACGGCGCAAACGGTAAATCGACCTTTGTTGAGACTATTTACAAAATACTCGGCACGTATTCAGCGATCACGCCGACTTCGACTTTGATTGCGAAGCGTGGCAACGAGATTCCCAATGATGTGGCAAGGCTTAAGGGAGCGAGGTTTATTATTTCATCTGAGCTTGAACGCTCAAAGATTCTCGATGAAGCGCTGGTCAAGCGGTTCACAAGCGAAGAAGCTATTTCAGCACGGTTTTTAAGGCAGGAGTTCTTCGAGTTTAAGCCCACCGGCAAGATTTTTCTTTCAACAAACTACAAACCGACAATCAAAGGAACGGACGACGGAATATGGAGACGTATCCGGCTTATTCCTTTTGATCATAAGTTTGAAGGCGCAAATAAGATCGAAAAGTTTGCGGAGAAGTATCTGTATCCGGAAATATCGGGGATTTTGAGCTGGGCTGTTGAAGGTTTTTTGAAGATGCAGAAGGACGGAATGAAACCGCCGAAGATCGTGCAGTGCGCTACGCAGGACTACAAATCAGATGAGGACGCTGTGGGGGCATTTATTGATGAGTTTTGTGAATTTAACGAGATGTACACGGTCACGGTTTCAGATCTGTACGATTCGTTTAAAGATAACTCGGACATTTTTATGAAGCGCAAAGATTTTAACGATTATCTGGAGAAACATGGGTATCAGAAGGATCGAGGCACAGTCGGCAGGCTTAAAGGAAGGTATTACTGGCGGGGGCTTAAGATCCGTGAAGTGCCGAAAGATGAGGATTTCGATGATCGGCCATACTGAGTGGAGAAAATTGAGCCAAAAAGTCTACCAGTGCAAGCCTATTGTTTTCAATGACTTGCGTCCAGTAGTGGATAAAGTGGAGTTATTTTACCATAACACGTATGGAATTTTTTTAATTTTATATATGCGTATATACAGAGTAATGGAAATCACCGTCCACTATTTCCACCACTATTGGCTAACGCCTTATAAAACAAGGAGTTAAGTGAGGTGGAGAAAATAATGGATGACCACGAAAGATTTAAAAGGCTGTACAAAAGGTTCATTGACGGCATGAGATGGCTTAATCGAAGGATGGCTGAAGGCACAGCAACACAGCAGGACAAGGACGAATTCAATCAGAGTGTGGTTGAGCCTATGGATCGGCTCTGGAGTACGTTCACGGATGAGCAAAAAGACTACTGGGGTACAGTTCAGTATGCCGTAGACCTGTTAGGCGGGACGATTATTCTCGAAGACCCGATGAAGAAGAAGCCGGTTTTTAATAACAAGAAGAAAGTAAGGAAGAAACAATGGAAAAAGTATTTCCGATAGTTTTGATCGTTTTAGATTTATGCGCAAGCGCAGTGTATGGGTGCGGTGGTGACGTGCGCCGTGCTGTTTACTGGTTTGCGGCTGGAGTGTTGACGGCATGCGTAACTTTTTAACTCACAGAATAATTGCGGGTCCTTCCCGGGGCGGTTCGGCCGAGGGTCGGGCGAGGCGCATTTTGTCAGTGATATTAAAAATTATTTTTCATGTCGTGGTCGTGTGTCTTGCGCTGGCATGCTGTTGCTGAATCAGGACAGAAACGCTGTAAATGCTTTATTTTATTTGGTTTAAAAACATAGGATTTTCACAAAAAAGGAGGAGCAAATGGGAAATATTAACGTAAAACCGGACATTAAGGATGTCCTATTGTCCGAAATTCAACCGGCACCGTATAACCCGAGGGAGATATCAGAAGAAGCCCTTGCGGGGCTTCGGGAATCGCTTGAGAGGTTTGGTGTTGTTGACCTGCTGGTGGTCAATAAAAGGAATATGCGGATCATCTCGGGACACCAGAGGTACAAGATTTTACAGGAATCCGGTGTTGATAAGGTCACCGCAATAATGGTTGATGTGGACGAAATTTCCGAGATGGCAATGAACGTCACGCTCAATTCTCAGGAGATAGCCGGGACATGGACTAAGGCTCTCATTCCTTTGCTTGAGAAATTACGTACTGAGAATGGTGATTCATATATTGCGCTTCGCATGAAGGAGCTTCGGGATCAGGTTCGTGAGCTTGAAGATGAGAATAAAGGTGCTGGCAAGACCCTTCCTGATGACCTTCCGGAACCGCCGAAAGATGTTATTTCAAAGCCCGGTGATTTATGGATTCTCGGAAATCATCGTCTGCTGTGCGGTGACAGCACTAAAGAGGAAGATGTCGCAAGGCTCATGGATGGCAATCTGGCGAGCCTTTTCGCAACGGACCCGCCTTACTGTGTTGATTATACCGGCAAGGATAGACCTAAGGGCGGGCGTGACTGGTCGGATGTCTATAAGGAGATTGATATTCCGGACGCAACGGAGTTTATGAAAAGTTTCTATGAAGTTGGTTTGAAATTCATTAAGCCGAATACAGCTCTTTATCTCTGGCACGCTTCAAAGCGCAGGCGTGAGATTGAGGATGTCTGCAAGCACCATAACATCTTAATCCACCAGCAGATCATCTGGGTTAAGCCGTGCGTTATTCTTACCTACTCATTTTATTCATGGAGACATGAGCCTTGTCTTTTGATGTGGGTTAAAGGCTCGAAACCGCCGTACCGTCCGAAAGATAAATCAGTCGGCAGTGTATGGACGGTTGATTTCGTGCGTCAGGGTGATCCGACAACACCGGAATACCACAGCGATGTCTGGGAGCTTGACTGGGAAGGAAAAAAGAGAGGATCGAATGTTGCCGAACACCCCACGGTTAAACCCACAGAGGTATTCGCTATTCCCATGCGGGTGCATACGCAGGTCGGAGATATTTGTTTTGAACCTTTTTGCGGATCAGGTTCGCAGATTATAGCGGGTGAGCGATTAAACAGGCGTGTTTTTGCTATGGAGCTTGAACCGTTCTTTGTGGATGTTGCGGTTAAACGTTGGGAAGAATTTACAGGCAAAAAAGCGGTGAAGGCGTAATGGAAGAAAACAAACAGAATCAGAATTTAGCTGAGTTAGCACGCAAGAAGCGTTACTTGCATTTAATCGAAAAACTTCACAGCGGGACGCCGTTAAGCAAAACGGAAATCAAAGAGCTTGAAGAATTCGAAGCGGAACCGCTTGACCCTACTATCGTCAAGACCATGGAAGAAGTCGCCAAGGTTATGGAGGTGTCTTACCGCACTGTTCAGCGGTGGAAAAAGGACGGCATGCCGGTGACTCATGACGGCTATTACGATTTGGATGCCATTAAGGCGTGGCATGACGAACGTGGGATTGTTGATGATGAGGTTATTGAGGGCAAGGCGTACTGGGAAGAAAAAATACGCAAGTATAAAGCCACACTGCTTGAGCTTGATTTAAAGAAAGCGATCGGGGAGCTGGTCTCACGAGATGATGTTGAGCGGGGTCGGATCGCAAGGATCATTGCGGTTAAGCGTTCGTTTCTTGCCCTGCCGACACGCCTTGCGCCGGTGCTTGCTATGCGTGAGCCGAGAGAAATCGAAACGGTTCTTTATGAGGCGATCGCAGAGATTATAGATGAATTCGCAGGAGAAAAAAATGTCAGTACAGAATCAAACAATATGGACGAAGCCGGAACAGCAGGCTTGGAAGCGTCCGGAGAAGATAACAGTCAGCCAGTGGGCTGATCAGTACCGTTATCTTAATCCGGTTACTTCGGCAGAACCCGGCCGTTGGAAAACCTTAAGGACTCCCTATCTGAGAGGGGTTATGGACGCTTTCACAGATCCGCATGTTGAAGAAATAACGGTCATGGCTTCTTCACAGGTCGGCAAGACCGAATCGATGTTCAATATGCTGGGGTATGTTATCGATCAGGATCCGGGCCCTACGTTAGTGGTGTTGCCTCGTGAGAGCGACGCAAGGAGTGTTTCATATAACCGGGTGCTTCCGATGATTCAGGGATCGCCTGCGTTGCAGGAGCGTATGCCACGCAAGTCAGATGATATTACAAAATTAGAATACCGAATGGACAGGATGATTTTATTCTTTGCCGGTTCCAACAGCCCGGCTGATCTTGCGTCCCGCCCTATCCGTTATCTTTTCTTGGATGAGATCGATAAGTACCCTAAGTTTTCAGGGCGTGAAGCGGATCCTATCAAGCTGGCTTCTGAAAGGCAAAAAACATTCTGGAATAAAAAGACGGTCAAGGTATCAACGCCGACAACTCGGGACGGTTATATTTACCGTGAATACGATAAGTCAGATCAGTGTAAGTATTTTGTTCCCTGTCCTCACTGCGGTGGTTTTCAGATTCTTGTGTTCGGACAGATTAAATGGCCGGAGAAAGAACGGTCAACCGAGAAGATAAAAAACAAACGGTTAGCGTGGTACGAGTGCGAACACTGCGGGAAACGCATTGAAGATTATCACAAGCCCCAAATGCTGGATAAAGGCAAATGGGTTCCCAGAGACTGTGAGATTAACCAAGACGGTGAGATCTGGGGAGAGGGTTTAGACAGTAAGCACAGAGGATTTTGGATTAATTCCCTTTATTCCCCATGGCTCAGTTGGAGTGATATCGCAGTTGAGTTCTTAAAGTCAAAAGATTTTATCGAACTGCTGATGAACTTCGTCAACTCGTGGCTTGCGGAAGTGTGGGAAGAAAAAATTGAGGAAACAACGGTTGATAAGGTCAAATCACTTTCATGCGATTACTTGCAAGGGACGGTTCCGGACGATGTTGTCGTATTGACTGCCGGGGTGGACGTTCAGAAGGATCACTTCTTTTATGTTATCCGTGGTTGGGGCTATGAGGAGCAGTCTTGGCTCATCAGATGCGGTTATCTGGAATACTGGGAAGATTTGGTCGAGGTATTGTTTAAGACGGACTACAAAAAGATTTCAGGGAGCGAAACACTTCCTGTTTACATGACCTGTATTGATTCGGGTTACAGGACTGATGAGGTTTATCATTTTTGCAGGCACTGGCGTGATCGTTCCAAGGCGATTAAGGGTCAGGATGAGATAACCGACGGCAGGTTTTACCGTGCGTCAAAGATAGATATAAATTCCCGCACCGGAAGCATTATCAAGAG